TAATGTCAGACTGCGCCGTTTCAATCTCAGTAGCCGTGGAGTTCCAGATAGCAGGGAAAGTGCGTGGGTCCGCCCCGTCTGCTGGGGTCAAACCGCCTGAAAGTCTTGTAACCATTCCTCTATTCTACCTTTCTATCTACCGCCGGTGCGGGCATAAGCGTTCAAGTATCGGGTAATGATCTTCCCAGCCTCAGCCTCGCTAGTACCAACCCCGGCAAGAATACCCTGATTGACTGTGATGTTGTTCGTTTGGGGCGTAGGGATACCGCCACTGTAAGTCATGGGGGCAGCGTTCTGGAAACCAAAATTACCCAAGTTCATAAGGCTTGGTGCGCCGAGCCCGGGGAACAAAGATTGTTGGCTAGCTAGACCTGTGCCGTAATCCAAACCTTGACCGCCAGCAGTACCGTAACGCCTATCAACAGCACCGAGCGCGAACGAACCCGGACCGCCCGTGAAGTTCTTAGGCGTAAAATCGAACTCCATGTTGAGGGGCTTCTGGACATCCTTCAGCATGTTGATACGATCAAACTTGACTTTCGCAACCAAGTCAATCTGGGCGTCCTCCGGCAAGATCTTATTCGCCTGCTTAGCCAACCAATTCAATCCCTCAATCGCCTTATTCAGCATAAACTCAAAACCAGCGATCATTCCGTTCAGAATGACATTGTGAGCGTTAGACCAATCAACCCAAGTCTGCTTTAGGTAATGAACAAAATTGCCCCACATTTTCTGACCGGTTTCAGTCCAGCCGAAGAAGTAAATTAGCCCCACCACAAGAGCAGCAACAATGGCTATAACCAAACCAATCCAACCAAACGCGACACCCATCGCAGCAGCCAAACCAAGCTGAACCGCCGTGGCTATACCGGCAACAATGTTTAGGACCTGCAACGCTGCAACGAAAGCACCGATAATAACAATTACCGCCATAGCCACATCACCGTTCTCGGCAAAGAAACCAGTCAATCCGGTAACGAAAGGTACGACAGCATCCAAAGCGCCCGTAAGGATCGGCAAGGTCAGGTTAGCAAGCTCAAGGATTACTTCAGTAATATCACCGAAAGCTGGAATAATTGGGATCAAAGCCTCAATGAGGGTAGGCATCTCGGCAAGAACCTGCTCGAATACTGGCAGGAGAGCCTCAAACAAACCAACCAGGGCGGGGGTCAGTTGGGCAATAATCGGATCCATGCTACCCACGAAACTCTGCAAAGCAGGAGCGAGCTTAGAGCCAATCTCAATACCGATGTCCACAAACTTGGACTTCATCAAATCAAGCTGAGCGCTGAAGCTAGTTAGCTGATTCTGGGCAACCTCATCCGTAGTGCCCGCAGCGTTACGCAACTCACCCTCATACTCACGGATAGCCTCAGAAGTACCAAGCAACGCCTGAAGCGAAGCCAGGGACTTGTCCGAGAAGCCCATCTGTAGCAGCGTAGCCTTCTGGGTTTTGTCCGACATGCCGTCAAGAGCGCCCTCAAGGTCACCGATAATGTCGGCAAGATTATTCATCTCACCGGTGGAATCGAACACCTCGATACCCATAGCCCGGAAAGCGCCACCATTCTTGATAGCCTTCGTGCTCAAATCCCTAAGAACAATACCCAGCTGAGTACCGGCGTAATCGCCCTTGATACCCTGATCGGCAAACGCAGCCAGAACCGCGACACCTTCTTCAACATCCTTACCCAAAGCCTTGAGCGCAGCACCAGCCTTATTGGTTAGCGCCTCAGAGAACTGCTGAACAGAAGCGTTAGCCAACACGTTAGCCCGGACAAGCACATCCGACACACGCGCCATGTTCTCCATGTTCTGTTGCGTGTCATCAACAGAAAGACCAAGAGCAGACTGGGCATCCGTAAGCAAGTCCGTGGCAAGTGCCATATCGAACATACCGGCTTGAGCGAAGTTAGCCACCTTGGGCATCGCAGCAATAGACTGCTCCGCATCCAAACCGGCGGAAGCCAGGAAGAAGAATGATTCGGCAGCCTGAGAAGCGGAGAATGTAGTTGTCTTAGCCACCTCGCGGGCAGCATCCGACATCTCCCCCTTCATCGTGTCAGAGATACCACCCATAATTGCGGTGGACTTGACCATCGCAGCATCGAACTCGGCAAACGCTTTGACCGAAATAGCAGCCAAACCAGCAACGGCAACACCAACACCGGCAGCAATCTGCCCAGCCTTCTTACCGAAGTCAGCTAACTGCTGGTTAGTCTTTTTGATTGCCTTCGGATCAGAAGTGAAGGTAATCGGTATCCGAATCGGTTTAGCGCCAGCCATTATCTACCCCACGATTGAGAGTTCACTTCATCAACAAAGTCGTTGATGATCTTGATAGAAACTTGACTAAGCACCGGCAGGTAGCCAAGAAAGGCTTTCCAAATGAAACGACCACCCTTACCGACAAGCGGGTAGCGATCCTGGAGTCCCTTACCGCTCGGACCGTTGATCATAGCCTTACCAGAAGCCGTGTAACCACCCGTGCGGGAACCGGCACGCTCTGTGATAGACAACATCCTTGCGAAGCCTGGACCCGAAACAGCAATCATGACGATAGCCCGCCCCGCCCTAGAGCCAGGAGCCGTGGTAACCTTCGCCTGAGCAGTACCCCAACGCGGAGTCATACCCGATAGTGGACCCGTGTTCGGAACCTTACCGGCGATCTTGTCAGCCATAGGGCGCAACTGGGTACGGAGATCCCGCTGCATCCTTGCCTTGAGCTTAGGATCAATCTGCTTCGCACGCTCAATAGCAAACTTCAAATCATCGTATTTGATAGTTGCGTTATTCAGCACGGGCAGACTCCAATCACATACTATTCTACCTGCGCTTGCGTTGCGAGCTCGCGCTGGCGTTAGCCTTCGCCTCAAGGTATCGCTGTATTGTCCACAACATTCGGGGCTCAAGTGACAGCAACTCGTTAGGGCTTATACCTGTTTCGCACGCAATCGTGGCAATCATCCAATGCGATGACTGATCACCGAGCCCAACTATTTTTTTGTGTCAGCGGGCTGAACAATCTCGACTGTTTCAAGCCACTTCTCAAAAACAAGTTTGGTTTCACCTGTCCGGTGCTCAACGTGCCAGCCCAAGAAGAATAGGTGAGTAAGGCGGATCTCATCTTGGAGCTTAGCCATACTCAAATCGAACTTGGACTCGAAAGCGACAAAGTCGGCAGCCATACCGGTTACCGACTTTGTCGTTCCGTCAATGTAAGTAATATCTAGGTCGAATTTCATACCTACATACTAGCTTGTTGCGCGAGTAATTGCTCCCGAAACAGGCCAAGTCACAGAAAGTGTTGCCAGGTCGCCCACGTTAGAAGCGAAGGGCTGGTACTCCGTGACAAGAGCATCGAAGGTGTAGCTAGGGTTGTCGGTTCCGGCAGCAGCGGAAGTTGGCTTGATGACAACCTCAACAGCGGTTCCGAGAAGGGGGAACAGGGTTGCGTCAATCGAAGCAGCAGCGAAGTCCTGGTGGAAGTCGAACTGTACGGAAGCATCCTGAAGCCCACCGATACGGGTACGAGCACCCGAACCGAAAGGAGTTGTTTCGAGATCCTCGACAGAAATGTCAAGGGTAACGGCAGCCAGGCTAGAGCTAAAGTCCGTGCCGTCAATGGTGATGTTGTAGTCAGTTGCAGCGAACTTTGCCACTGTGTTTCTCCTAATCTGCGTAAACTGTGACAGCGAAATCAGCTGCCAAGTAAATTACCTCTCCCAGTATAACCGTACCGATGTTGCTCATTTCCGTTACCCTAACATCGTAGGCACCACCACCGAGAGTCTTATCTGATTCGATAGCGAGCTTTACGGATTGCGCCCCATTAGAGGTGTAGTCATCCAGTTTCCGTTGCGCGTTACGCTCCGACACGCGGGAAGCAATCAAGCTCACTGTGAATGTGTATTGGGTTAGCCCCTGAGCGAAAGCGTTATCAAAGCTAACAGTTTCGATAGCGATGACCGCTTGTGGTGGGTTGGGGTTGTCTGGGATGTCAATAGAAACTCGGAGCCCAGGGATCGTAGCCAGGTTGTTAGCAAGCCCCGTGCGGATCTGCTGAATGGTCACGCCATTCTCACTTTCCTGAACGGTCCAACCAACGCCTCAACATCTGGGTCAAGACGGCTCACACGCATCGCACCAAGATCCCCGAACCCGGCGATACCCAGTGGTGCATCGTAACGCTTGAACTGGCGCATAGAGAGCAGGATAGTTGCCTGCTTGATAGCTGTCGGGATAGCTGACCAACCGAAAGTCCCCACAACCCTCACAGTAGCCTCCTGAGCGTTCGTGTCGCGCCCATCCCACACCGGGAACAGATAGTCCCCAATCGCACGGATCCGTGTCGCCGGAGTCGGAATACCGCCCACAATGGAATTGAGTGGCTCAAGCTGATAATCAGTGGCGGTCCAGGTTGTGTCGAAAGTCTTACCGTCAGACGATGACTCTAGGGAAGTGATACTAACCAGATCGTCTATCTCGGTCACATAAGAATCGAACGGAATGTAGAGCCTTGTTGCTGAAGTGCTACTGAACACACGTTCCGTGTATCCGTCAATCTCACGCGAAGCAGCCTCAATCGCAATCTCCAACATGGCATCATCCACATTGTCGGTGATCCGTAAAGCAGCCTTGACCTCATCGAGAGTCGCGTATCCATTAGTTATCGCCATTAGAAACCTCCACAACCATTCTACTGGTAAAACGCTTACTACTTCGGGGTAAAGGGAAAGCCCCCAACCGTTCTAGGTCAGGGGCTCTCCGCTTTATTCAGTTGGATTAGGCAGCAGCCCCACCAACGAAGTGGCGAACGTGACCGGAGTGGGTCAGGTCACCATCAACGCGCATCGTGAACCGGTAGGTCACGGTGTCGGTGTTGAAAGCGTAGTCCGATGAAGAAGCGACCTGAAGGCCACCAGCCATACGAACCTTGTAGCTAGGAAGGTGTCCGAACAGAACCGAAATAGCTTCTGCAGCAGGTGCAGCAACATTCGGGTTCTCCACGACATCGAAACCAGCGAACTGGTCTGGCTGTCCCACGCCTACGGTGTAGAGGTAGTTTCCAGCCGTGTCTTTCAGTTTCCGCATAGCACCGATAGCAGCA